TAATTGTTGTAGATCAACTCTATCATTCTTTATCTCTAAGTTATCTACATAAGTGTTAAGTATTGTAAGAGTGTCTTCTGCCTCATCTATAATGTCTTCATCATCTTCCATATCTAAATGTAAGTGATCTTGTACTACTTGTATGTTTAATGGATCTACTTTTTCTAACTTCTCAATAAACATATCAAATAAAGTAGGATTATCTTTAGTCTTTATGATAACCTTTACACTCTTACCATTGTATTCATCAAAGTCTTTTGTTTGTTCTAACAGACCAGCCATATCTAAATCTGTATCATCATACCATACTTTATGGAATAGTGTATGAGGATTAGGTACAAACTCTAATGTTCTTGTTAGTGTATCAAGTATATGGAAACCTTTCGTATCGTCATAATCACTCCAAGTCATTTCATATGGACACCCAAGATAGTTTACGTTACCAGTTGTACTCTTATGATGATAATGTCCGCTACATACTAACTCAAACTTCTTTAACCAATGATCTGATATACCATGATCTATAAAGCCACCTTTGTACATTTGATAACCAGATAGTTCTAAATGACCTAATAGTATTTGTGCTGATGTCTTATCAGCCATTACAAATGTTTCTTCTTCATTGTCTTGACAGATCCATGGTACTAACATTATCTCTGTACCATCTAACTCAATAACTTCTGGTCTTGTATACGTTGTGATGTTTGTATACTCTTCCATTAAGAGGTCTACACTATTGACCTCGAGTGTGTTTTTGTAGACGCTATCATGATTCCCGACAATGCAGTGCATTTTGATTCCGTTGTCTGCAAGTGGCTGGAAGAACATTTCTCTGGCTCGTTTGAGAGACGTGAAAGAAATATACTTTCTGCGATCGAAAGTATCACCAAGATCAATAACAGTATCAATACCCCTGCGTTTGATTTCAGGAAAGAACACATTGTCGTAGAATTTTTGGAAGTGGTCGTGTACTCTTTTTGAATCATTTCTTGCTCCGAAGTGTTGGTCAGTTATTAAAGCTATCTTCATTTATCATCCTCAACAAAGTTCTCTAAACCTTTTTTCTTTTTCCTTGCTTGCTTCTTTTCTTCTTCTTTCTTTTCAAAGTTAGCAACGAAGTCGTTCATGTAAGGAGTATCTAAGTTAATGTATGCTCCTTGATCACCTTGTTCTTTGTTACCATCAGTAGTTGCAAGCTCATCAAATATAACACTCCTCTCTAATGATTTGTGTTTAATGTATAGTTGTTTCTTTTCTCTTTGAATTCTTCTAAGGAATGCATAATATATAATTTGAGTAAAGTACGCAAATGGATTAGTAGACTTCTCGGGATTGAAGTTACCAATATAGTTGATACAATTCTCAATACCATCACTTATCATTTCATCTCTATAAGTATAGTTGATGAAGTTTGGTTTAGTAGAAAGTCTTGTTGAGATTTTTAATAGACATTCTCCTATGTACTCAGGTATTCTTGGTGGTTGTGAGTCGGACTCTTCAGCTTCCTTGACTCCGTTTAGATACTCAACCATCTCTGCATATAGTCTTTTGTTATCTACATAATGTTCTGACTTGGCTCTTGGCATTAGTGTATAGTGTTGTTAGCAACATCTGGTTGTAGTTCAACTTCTAAATCAAAATCTTCGTCTTGATGTTGTAACGCTTTCTCTCCTAGTTGTTTTAAGATTTCCTCTATCTTAGGACTCTTAAAGTTAATAAAGTCTCCTCTATCGCGGGTAAACTTGAGGTAGTGTTGTATAGCATTGTCCTCTATTCCGTATTTTAAGGCAACAATATTCTTGCGATCTATCGTGATTTCATTCTCTTCTGTAAACATTAACCAGTGTGAAACAGATAGAACTGGACCTGCTAATGAGTTTGTTTTGTGAACTAGCACTGGATTGATTAACTTAAGATGTAAAGGATTAGATGATTTCTCTACAATAGCAAGTAGCTCTTCACCTGACATTAACTTTATTGTTGCTATATTATCTTTTAATGTCATTCCTTTAACGCTACCTTATAAATTTTATACTTAAACTTTTCTTCGTTATACATTTTTATCCTTTCAGCAAAATGTTGAAGAGTAAAGTTTAGTTTACTTTTCCATTGTAGATTATCTGCTATGTCAAAAAGAGTTGCACTCTCTTTGTTTTCACCTTTTCTTAATCCTCTACCTATACTTTGCAACACTCTTATTCTTGACTTACTTGGAGAAGAGAAAATAATGTTATGTAATCTCTTAATGTTTACTCCAGTACTAAATGTTCCAAAGCTAGCAACTATGATTGCATTATCATGTTGCTCTACTAATGCTCTTATTTCTTCTCTAGCATTACCGTCCACTTCACCTGATACAAAAAATACTGGACGATCTTTTTCTACTGAGTTGTCAATAGCATTTTTTATTTCTAAGTATAAAGGTTTACCATGCTTCTCAACAAATTGATATAACAGCAATGTGTTGCCTTGTAGACTTATTGCTAAATTTTTTAAGAACCTATTTCTAGCTTCATTTCTTACTAAAAAATCTACTTCGTCTTGGTATTTATCTTTCGAATGAATCTTTTTTATTTCATCAGGGTACTGTAACTCTAAACACTTGACATTAAATTCTGCTAACGTACCTTTCTGAATTAGCTCATCAGTGGTAGTTACTTTTTCTACAGGACCAAACAATCCTTCTAACACTAATTTATGTGTAGTAGTGCCATCTAGTGTTCCTGTAAATCCAAATTTATATTCTGTACCTACAGTCTTAGTCATTATTGAAGTCAAACTTTTACTCTTAAATAAATGAGCTTCGTCTCCAATAACTAAATCAAATTGTTCGAACCACTTCTTAGGCATCTTGTGAATAGATTGCCATGTACTAATTGTAAGTAAGTTATCTGTCTCTTTATCTACACCTGCTGTTATGCAATGCGGCTCTGCTTGATATCCATAAGATTTAAAGTCTCCGGCCATTTGTTGTACTAATGATATAGTCGGAACAATAATTAATGTTCTCTTTCTTAGATATGATGCTATAAGATATATGATAAGAGACTTACCACTAGCTGTTGGAGATAACATTAGCGATCTCTTTTTCTTCATTGCATGAGCAAATGCATCTAGTTGATAGTCTCTAACTTCAAAAGGCAAATGTAGTTTCTTGATATGGTCTTTAGCTTCTGCTAAACTAAATTCTTGATCAGCATAAGCTGGATCAACTACTAAATTGTAATCTCTTTCATCGCAAAACTTTTGTACGTGATGTAGTAATCCAGAATAGATTCTTTTTGTTTGAGGATTAAATAGTCTTATCTTACCATCCCAAAACTTATTTCTAACTGCAGGCATGAATTGCATACCAGGAACAGTGAACGTAAAGTAGTCCTGTAGCTCCCAACAAGAGCCACCATCACAATCTACTTCCATGTAAACTTCGTTTACTTTTTTAACTATTAATGTTTCCATTAGATACCAACTTTAAACTTCTCCCATTGGATTGCTGCGTTGATATTGAATCCTCTATTGTTTAATGATTTGATGATAGCTTCTAAGAAGTCTACCTTTTCTTTTTGATATGCAATCTTTAGATTACTGTCTATCCAATTTTGGTCAGCATCAATATGAATACCTAAGTCTGATTTTAGTATTCTTTGATTAATTTGATCCCAACCTCTTTCTTTTAGTTCTTCGTAATCAAAGTTGCCTTGATAATATTCCCATAAGTCTTTCCATAATTGTTTAGACTCTTCTTGCATTTTCTTAAGTATCAATCTCTCAGTAGAAAATATTTTAAAATACTTAGAATGCAGTTGAGGAATTCTACTAGCTTCTGTTGCTAGTTCTGTTCTATCGACTGGTGCGTCTTTAGACCATAGTGTCTGTATTTCTTCTAGCGTCATATTTTTTCTCAAAGTATAATCTAACTGTAGCCTTTCTCCATACAGCTACAAAAAATAAAGTTATTGTAGATGATATTGTAATCTGAAACGAATTAAAAGACAACAGGTCAAGCGTAACATATACCACTAAAAAGTTAAGTGGAAACATTATTGCTGTACCTAATAATGTATCAGTTACTGCTTCCTTTATCGCTCTCTTTTTTCTCTCTTCCATGATACCATTCTATAACTGTGTTCACTCTAAATGATCTCCACGCATCTTTATCTAAACTCCATACTACCAAATGATCATTGTCACCACTTTGTTCTTTGATTTCAATGTTCTGATTTGATATTTTAGAGTTAAGTGTGCATGGCATAACTCTTACTTCACCCGTGTCGATCTTTTTAAACTCGACCGTAACTATTCCTGCCCTTGCGGCATCTAAAAACTTTTTAATGTTCATTAATTAATTTTAAAACTTCTATATTTAAACGTTGCTGTACACTCGATGTAATCAACATCTGCTGCTTGTGTAGTAAACGGTAAGTCTGAAAGTGAAGAACAATAGACGTCCTTGAATGATATTTCCTGATTAGGATTCATAGCACTGTTAAGTATTGTTAAAGTTGCATCACTGAACACTCTGTCATCACTACCTGGACTTGATTCATTTGCCCAAGCTGTGCTTGCTTCAAAGTCTTCTACACGAGACATTGATAAGATCCAATTGTATAACTCTTTGTAGTTATTCAAATCTTCATCGACCCTAAATGTTATAACTAGATCACCATAGGTAACTAAGTCACCTGGATACTTTAACCTATTACTCAAAGGTGTTGGTACTTGTATTTCTCCTAAATCAACTGAAGGTAATGCTACTTGTTGTATGAAATAGTTTACGTTAGGTATTTTTTTCAGTACAAACTTAGCACCTAATTGTGATAAGAAGTTAGTATTGTTTGGTTGTGATTGTGCCATAACAGTATTTATCTTCCTTTATTTCGTGTTATAAGTCAACACTAAATTAAATTTGGCCTGCTCGGTAGGACTTGAACCTACAACCCTTAGCTTAGAAGGCTAATGCTCTATCCAATTGAGCTACGAGCAGGTTAAGTTTACTTGCTGTTTACAAAGTCATTAAACTGTTTTGCAACATTGATAACATCTTGTGCCGTCATTGGAATTGATAATTCCGATGGGTATTCCGGCCAAGCAACATCTTTCTGTTCTTGTGCTCTACAAACCATATTGTGATATTTGTCTGTGATTAAGTTTCTGTTATCGATTAATAACCCTTGAGCTTGCGAAAGCAAGTCGGCTCGTATCTCATAGCCTGATTTTTTTTCTGACATAATTTTCTCCTGTGTGTATGTGTCAATATCGCCGGTGGGTGTCGCGACACCCCCGACTTGCATATAATTATATGCTAATTGTATTTATAAGTCAACTAGGCAACCTTAGATAATTGCCTATTGATAGTTATGATATCTTGAAGAAGATACTTAGCAGCATCATTAGTCCACTCAGAGAATCCATTCAAGTACATGAAGTATGAAGGATCTGTTTGAGCATCTTCGCTAGATTCAACTATCCATCTAAGAGCTTCCATTCTACTCTTAGCACCACAATGCATTAGCTTTACTAGATTAGCTTCAAACTCTTCAAGTCTTTCAACTTCACGAGCCTTCTCAATCTCGTACTGCTCGTTAGCATAAGCATTAAGCTCATCAAGATCAACCCTAAGCTGCTCGACAGTTCTATTGTTATAGAAGTCGCCTCTAGGTCTCATACCATAAGCACGCTTGTGCTCGTCTGAGATATACTGGAGCAGTTGCTCCTTCTCTGACATTTGATCCCAGTCTTTCATTACGCTACACTCCTTTGGTTAGTATATTTAACTTCTTCGTCGAAGCTCTTATCACTTGGTACAAATCTTACCATCCATTCACCAGTGTCTTCACACTTGAATCTTTCAGTAGTTACGTTGTCCCAAAACTCTTCGTTACCTCTTTCTTGCTCGATAGCTGAAAGAATCATCTGCTCTTTAGTAATGTGTCCACAGTGATAAAAGTCTAACAACATATCACCGAAAGGCACTCTACCATTAGACTTCCATCTAACAATGTCGCCATCAAAGAAAGCCTGCTTAGCTCTACCTTCAACTGAATCACCTTCGTATGAAGGAAACTTTCTTGAAAGTCTATCAGCTTCAGTTGCATTAGAGTTGGTAAATAAACCAGCTTCAATACCAGTACCAAGACATCTGTAGCTTCTACCAGCTAACTCATATTGGTCATCAGGTGAAACACCATTAGCAGCCTCTCTTCTAGGCTTATCATCACTGTCCCACTTATAAAAGTCTCTTACGATTTTAAAATTTTCCATGCTTTTCTCCTTACTTAACATACAACTATTATCCTAAATTCTTGATTTGAAGTCAACAGTTTATCCAAAATTAATTTCCATTTGTTTAGGTTCTAATGACTTGATATATTCATAAGTCATTTCCTTAACAGCAATGTTCTCATCTGGCCATACATGTCTCCACTCAGTGAAGTATCCAGACAATCCAATAGCAGAGTTATCTCCACCTCTATGCTCATCCCATATC